AGGGAGTTGGAGGCGAGAGCCACCGAAGCCCAGCAGCGGGTGACCGCCGAGCCGAACCCCGCGGACTACAAGAACGCCGTGGAGTACGCCGAGGCGAAGGCCGAGTACCTGTATAACCAGCGGGTCACGCAGCACGAGCAGCAGAAGCAGTTCGACACCACCGTTTCCACCCACCTTAGCCGCGAGGAGCAGGCACGGGAGGAGTACGATGACTACGACGATGTTGCTTTGGCTGATGATCTCCCTGTCACCCAGGAGATGGCGCTGGTGATCGTGGAGTCCGAGATCGGACCCAAGGTGTTGTACTGGCTCGGTCAGAACCCCAGGGAGGCGGCGCGCATCTCGCAGTTGTCTCCTCTCGCGCAGGCGCGTGAGATCGGGAAGATCGAGGCCGCTCTGTCGGTGAATCCCCCTGTGAAGAAGGTCAGTCAGGCCCCCGACCCCATCAGGCCGGTTGGTGCTCGTTCTACCACCCCGAAGTACGAACCGACGGACCCGCGTTCCGTGAAGACGATGAGTGATTCGGAGTGGATCGAGGCGCGGAACCGGCAGCGAATGAAGCGCGCGCAGGGTTAACCCGAGAGGACTCCGACAGTGGCTAACAGCCTTCTTACTATCGATATGATCACGCGCGAAGCGTTGCGCGTGCTCGAAAACGAACTGGTGCTGACCCGCACGGTCAACCGCCAGTACGACGACCGCTTTGCCCGCGAGGGCGCCAAGATCGGCGATACCCTCCGCATCCGCAAGCCGGATCGCGTGCTCGTCACCGACGGTGCGGTGTTGACCGCCCAGGCCGTGAACCAGCAGTACACCAACCTGACCGTCAGCACGCAGAAGCACATCGGCCTCGACTTCACCACGGCCGAGATGACGATGAACCTGGACAACTTCTCCGACCTGGTGTTGAAGCCGCGCGTCTCGCAGCTCGCCGCGTCCATCGACGCCGACCTCGCGAACGCCTTCAAGTACATCGGCAACAGCGTCGGCACGCCCGGCACCACGCCGGCCACGTCGCAGGTCATCCTCTCCGCGAACCAGAAGTTGAACGAGCTTGCCGCCCCGATGGGTCAGCGGTATGCCTGCGTCAACCCCGCGGCGAACGCGAGCCTGGTCGAAGGGATGAAGGGGTTGTTCAACCCCGTCGGCGCCATCTCCAAGCAGTTCAAGAACGGGATGATGGGCGAGGGCATCCTCGGCCTGGACGAGTTCAACATGAGCCAGTCCATCGCGTCGTTCACCACCGGTTCGCGCACCGGTACCATCCTCGTCAACGGTGCTGTCACCACCGAGGGTGCCACCACCATCACCATCGATGGTGCAGGGGCGAGCAATACCATCAAGTTGGGCGACGTGTTCACCGTGGCGGATTGCTACGCTGTGAACCCGCAGACCCGCCAGTCGACGGGTTCGCTGTTCCAGTTCGTCGCGCTGGCCGACCTGACCCTTGACGGTTCGGGTGCGGGTGACGTGACGGTCGCCGCGATGTACAGCTCCTCGCACGCCCTCGCCACCGTCAACTCGCTGCCGGGCAACTCCAAGGCGGTGACGTTCCTCGGCACGGCCTCGACGGCCTACCCTCAGAACCTCATCTACCACAAGGACTCCATCACGTTCGCGACCGCGGACCTCGTGCTCCCGAAGGGCAACGGCACCGCCTCGCGTGCCCAGCACAACGGCATCTCGATGCGTCTCGTGAAGGACTGGTATGATGCGGTGAACGACCGGATGGTGACCCGTCTGGACGTGCTGTACGGCTGGGCCGTGCTGCGGCCCGAGACGGCCGTCCGTCTCTGGGGTTAGGGTTCGAGAACGAGAGGACATAGACAATGCCTGACGCTAACGGGCCCACGCCCGATCTTCCTATCGGCGGTTACGGTTATCAGGTTGGCTACGGCGACTCGTCCGAGCCGATTCTGGGGGTCCAGGGTGCGCCGACCGAGATCACCAACGCCGCGACGCTCACCGCGGCGCAACTCAAGACCGGTCTCCTCGTGCTGACCAGCGCGGGTGGTGACACCTACACGCTGCCGACCGTGGCGTTGTGGGAGACGGCGCTGGGTGGTGCCGAGAACATCAAGGTCAACGCATCGTACGACTTCGCCATCGTGTCGCTCTCCGGCACGTCCACCCTCGCGGTGGGCACCGGCTGGACGATCGTCGGTGGCGACGGGACGGCCCAGAACGAGTCCACGATCTGGCGCGCTCGCAAGACCGCCGCTGGTGCCTGGACCGCGTACAGGATCGCGGGTTAAGGCGATGGGTAACAACGTGCCCGTCGGCGTCGCCTACGCCGACCCCGATCTCCAGGCCGTGACCTGTACCACCCTCGCGGCTAGCGGCGCGGTCACCGCCGCTAGCACCCTCGCCGTTACCGGCGCGGTCACCGCCGCTAGCACCCTCGCCGTTACCGGGGCGACAACCCTGTCGTCCACCCTCGCCGTCACCGGGGCCGTTACTCCTACGGGTGGTGTTGCCGCGGGTGGTGGCTTCACGGCCTCCGCTCGCCTCTGCCACACGGGTGGTGCCCCGGTGATGGCGTCGACGGACGGTAGCGAGGTGACCATCACCAACACCATCCTGTATGTGGCTGAGGTGTTCATCGCGGCTAACTGCACGGTGACTGGTGCGTCGGTGTTCTGGGGTGCCACCACCGACGGTAACGCCAAAATTTGCCTGTTCAATAGCGCCGGTGCCCGCGTTGCCATCTCGGCCTCCACGGACATCAGTGGGTTCACGGGTGACAGCTACGGTACCCGCATCGCGTTCACGGCGACCTACGCCGCCAAGGGGCCCGCGACGTATTACCTCGGTGTCATCTGTGACACCAACACCAACACCATTAACACTCATACGCTGGGTAACTTCGGCGCCGATTACGTTACGAGCCTTGTGTACGGTACCGAGTCGGGTTACGCCACGATTACCCCTCCGACCGCGTTCGTGACGGCTCGCGGGCCGATCGCGACGCTGTACTAGGGGGACCGATGGCCGTCATTTACCTCAAGCATCCCAGGCACGGCAGGAAGGTCGCGTGCGGCGAGCACGAGGCCCAGATGGATCGGGCGAACGGATGGGTCGATTACGACCCGTACGAGAAGCCCGAGCCCGTCGAGGTACCGGCATTCCTGGCGGCTCCCGTCGAGGTGCCGGTCACCCTCGTGGTTGACCCGGCACCGGTCACCGAAGTCGGGGCGCCCAAGGCAAAGGCGCCGAAGACCCTCAAGGATCTCTCGAAGGGATAACCGATGGCAACGGCTGGTGACCAGATCAACCGTGCGCTTCGTCTGTTGGGCGTGTTGGCCGAGGGTGAGACTCCCTCGGCCTCTACGTCTGCGGATGCGCTGACGGCGTTGAACCAGATGATCGACTCGTGGAACACCGAGCGGTTGTCGGTGTTCTGCACGACCGAGCAGGCGTTTACGTGGCCCGCTAGTCAATCATCGCGTACCCTGGGCGCCAGCGGAAACTTCGTCGGTACTCGTCCGGTCAGACTCGACCCATCTACCTACTTCGTTCTCGATGGTGTCAGTTACCCGATCGAATTGATTAACCAGCAGCAATACAATAGTATCCCGGTCAAGACCACGACATCGAGCATCCCGCAAGTCTTGTTCGTGAATATGACAAACCCGAACATTACGATGTACATCTACCCCGTGCCGACGGCGAACCTCGCGTTCAAATTCATCGGTGTTACGCCGCTCACCGAACCAGCAACCACGGGGACGACGCTTGCCATCCCGCCTGGCTACCTGCGCGCGTTCGCGTACAACCTGGCGTGCGAGATTGCACCCGAGTTTGGCATCGAGCCCCCACCGTCGGTGAAGCGCATCGCGACCATCAGCAAGCGGGACATCAAGCGCATCAACAACCCCAACGACATCCTCGTGTTACCGAGCGACCTCGTTGCGAGGCGTTACGGTGGGAACATCAACACGGGGTGGGAGTCGTGAAGACACCCATCCTTGGTTCGTCCTACGTAGCCCGCAGCGTCAATGCTGCGGATAATCGTATGGTCAACCTGTTCCCCGAGGTCGTGCCCGAAGGGGGTAAGGAACCGGCTTTCCTGAATCGGTGTCCGGGTTTGTCCCTTCTCGCTACCGTCGGTACTGGACCCATCCGTGGGATGTGGACTAATGCAACTGAATATCTGTATGTTGTAAGTGGTGATGAGTTCTACAGGGTAAGTCAGAATTACACACCTACCTTACTCGGCACCGTGGATAATACCTACGGTAACCCGGTGAGCATTGCCGACAACGGGTCTTCATTGTTTCTCGCGAACATTGATACCGGATACAACTACAATTACCTGACCAACACGTTTCAGGAAATTGTTGATGGTGACTTCCCTGGCGCGGTGACCGTAGATTATCTCGACGGTTACTTCATCTTCAACAAGCCAGGCAGTAATGAAATATGGTACTCGACTGACGGACTTACCATCGACGTTGACTTTCAGCTCGCTAATAGTTCACCCGACGGTGTTAATTCGTTGATGGTGAGTGGAGACGAGATCTGGATCTTCGGCAACACAAGTACCGAAATTTGGTATAACGCTGGTAATCCCGGGTTCCCGTTCGCACCTGTTCCGGGATCCTACAGTACCACCATTGGCACGGCCTCGAACTATGCTGTGTCGAAGTTGGATGGCTCCTTGTTCTGGCTTGGTCAGAGTGCGCAGGGTGGCCTAATGGTGTACCGGTCGGAAGGATACACAGGTAAGCGCATCTCTACCCACGCGGTGGAATGGCAGATGCAGCAGTATCTTCCTACTGATGTTGCCGCTCAGGTTGCGCTGTCTTACTCGTACCAGCAGGGCGGCCACTCGTTCTTTGTTCTGGTGTTCCCTAATGAGGATACGACCTGGGTCTATGACGCATCAACCCAAGCGTGGCACGAGCGTTGTGGCTTCGCGAATGGTGAATTCGTTCGTCATCGTGGTAACTGTCAGGCGTTCTGGAGGAATGTCCTTTATGGTAACCTGACCGTTATTGGCGACTATGAGAACGGGAACATTTACGCTTTCGATCTTGAGACCTATGAGGATAACGGTGAAATACAAAAATGGTTGCGGTCTTGGCGTGCTCTCCATACCGGTCAGAACAACCTGACACGAACGGCACACCACTCGCTCCAACTAGATATCGAGGCTGGTGTCGGTACGGTGGGTACCGGTGACCCGGAGATTATGCTGCGTTGGTCTGACGACGGTGGTCACACCTGGTCGAACGAACTGACCCACACGATGGGTATTGGCTCGCTGGGTGAGTACGGTACACGAGTCATCTGGCGCCGTCTTGGAATGACGACGAAACTCCGCGACCGTGTGTACGAGATCTCGGGTACCGACCCTGTGAAGATCGCGATTATGGGTGCGGAGATTATAATGAGTCCGACGAATGCCTAACCCGATTCCATCTCCGCAGGCTCCTTTCGTGGGACTTGCACAACTAATCACTCGTGAATGGTATCGCTTTCTAGTTAACCTTGCTGGTACGACGACCTACGTGACGCTGGACTTCCCCAACACTCTTGCCGGGGAGTGTAGTGACCTCACGGTGAACGTTCCTGACGCCAAGGACGGGGACGTAGTGAGCCTCGGGGTGGGGGCCGCAAGTGTACCAGCGAACGGCTCGTTCTTTGCCTGGGTGTCGGCGACGGGTGTCGTTACAATTCGTTACACGAATAACGACCTCGTGACCGCTTATGATCCCGCCGAGGGAGTTTTCCGCGTCGTGACGAGGCGCTTCCTGACTTGAACCCTGGCCCGTTCGGCATTACAATTACAACAGCCGACCTTGGCGGCGAGGAGATTGCACCGTGACCCTCTTCATTAACTTCGATGATATGGACGACGTTGGCGAGTACGTCCGCGACAAGAACGGTAATTACGTTCGCGGCGCCGATGGTCGCTGGGCAATGCAGGGTGATGGTGA